ACTTCTTGTAAAATCATGAAAGTTGTGGTTTTTCCAGTCCCTCTATTGGAAATTTCGATATAATTTATCTGTCTTTTTGTAACTGGAGATTTGAAAAGTGGGAACAATCTAGGAAGAAAGAGAAATATATCATTTACTTCCATTTTTGAAGGATCATATCCAAAGCTTTGGAGAAGAAGGGCATAAGTTTGCTTTTCTGAATTTGCTAAATCGAATAATTCTTTTGCAATTTCGTAATTATTTGGTGGTTCAATGGAGTAAATATCTGATATATACCAATTTGTTGTCCCTTTTCTTATTTTAACAAACATATAACTTGTAATTAAATTGTAAAAATCATCTGGATTATCCGCAATTTGATGCGGATCAAAACTTGCAGTGAAACCATTCTGAAATCTTGCTATTATTTCATCATTTTTAACTTTAAAATTTGTTATCTTAGATATAAATTTTATCTCGTCATAATATGGTAAATTTGAGGAGAAATATTGTTGATCAATTCCACGTTTATAAGCTTTTAAAATTTCATTTTTCTTCCTTTCATCAATTTGTTTTTCAGATAAAATAATATTTAAAATTCGTTCAGTGTCTCGGGGATTGTAAAAAAATGAATGAGATTTTATTTTATCCAAAAGTGATGTAGAACTATTCATGTAGAAAAAAATAATATATGACGTTTTAAAACTCTTCTTCTACGTTTCTCTTTTCTCTTCTTCTTTCCTTCTTTTCTTCTTTTTGTTCTTGTTCTTCATCACCAAGTTCCAATTCTTCTTCTCTTGGCATGTTATTATTTCTACTAGTAAATCTTACATATTCATTAAGCAAATCCGCATATTTTTCCAGAAACTCTGAGATAAGTCTTAGATCTTCAGCATCATTAGCAGTTATTCCTATTTGCTTCCTATAATTGTTTTGTGAATGGATAGTCATAGAATATCTGACTTTTCCATCTTGCGGTATAGCATTTAATTGTACTACTATCCTTTTGATGCCTTTAATTTTTAATATTCTAGATGCTATTTTATTATTTTGTTTGGCCTGTTGGCCTAACTCGTCTATTATTTCTTTTAGGGACGCCATACATACTCCCTAACTAAAAACTTAGAATATGACATATTTATATATTTATAAGGACGTAAGTTAGGACATTTTTATGTCTTAAAAATACTTGAAAAAAATAATTAACTTATTTGGAAGAATATAGATCTTATTATTTTTGCAATTTTAATATTATACTTTCTAGACAGCTCTTCTAATTTTTGGTAATATAGCTCATCCACTGTAAAGAATACTCTTTCATCATATACATCTCTACTTTCGATTTCTCTAAATTGAGTTTGAGAATTTAATACTTTATCGATTTCTTGTTTTATTAACTCACGTTTTTCATAAAAAAGTTTTTTATACTTTGCGGGTATACGTAATTCGATATACTTATTTTTTTGTTTCTTCATACTTTTCTCTTCTTTCGCCTATAATATAAACGTTCCATATACATTTAAATGTCAGGTTTTCAAATGAGGCTATGGACTATGAAAAAGTTTTTAGCTTTCACTTTCTTTACGCTTACACTTATTTTATCACGATTGCCACTAATTATCGTTATTTTTCAACTACAACAATTTTTCAGAGATTTAAAAATTATGCTTACGGTCATGATAGGAATTCACATATTTTCAGCGTTAAGGAATATACAACTAAGGCACATGGATTACATTATCATATTTTATATTTTACAAATAAGAAATTGGATTATTCTAGAGTTCATGAGAAAATGCCGAAACATAGTGATATTAGAATTCAATTAGTTCCAAAAACAAAAAGTGATATAAAAAAAGTTTTTACTTATATGTTAAAAAGTAAAAATACTTAAATTATTTAGTTTGTTGAGTTTGCTGATTTTGATGTTGTTCAGCCTTTTTCTGTGCAAGACTATTTACATCTCTTAATGTATCCATATTCAATAATGCATTAACTCCAAGAGTTGTAGTATCTTTTATACTTTCAACTGCGGAAATTGTCGATTTTGTCATTTGATCAATAGCTATTTGAAATGATTGATTTGCCTGTTTTTGATTATACAAATGAACAACTTCGCCAACAACATAGCTTGCAATTAATACTCCCATTAGCGTTAAAAATCCTTCTAATGCGACTGTACTTAGCGTCATTTCAATTATATTTTTAGGAAGACGGTCAATAATAAACTTTTCTCAAAAAATCAAAATATATAAATATGTCATAATATGCATTTGATGAATGAGGAAAAATGGCGGAAAAGATGAAAAGTCAAAAAGTAGTTTTTGGAATTAATATAAATAAAGAATTAAAGCTAAAGTTGAAGAAGTATTGTGTTGAGAACGACAAGACACTAACTGAGGCTATAGAAGAGGCGATTGTTGAATATTTACAGAAAAGGGGAGTTAAATAAAAATACTGAGAAAGCTTTTGAATTGAATAAAAAAACTCTTTTTTAACTATTAAATCTTGGCAATGTTACATCATTCTGATTTTGATATTTGCCATGATATGGGTTTTCAACTGGTGTCAATGTCTTAGCAAAAATTAGATGTAGAAATCTTTGCCCAGTTTCAAGTTTTATTGGAAATTCTGAGCCTACAATTTCTATAGTCAGCTGACCTTTGAATCCCGCATCTACAATTGTTGGCGGAATTGAAAGTCCAAGTCTTGCATATGTTGATCTCAAATTTACAAATGCCATTATATCATTTGGTAATTCTAAATATTCTAATGTAGTTGTTAATACATGTTCATGCGGAAAAACTATAAAACGATTAGAATTTGTGACAATGTAGAAATCTTCAACATTTTTACCGATTTCAAAAACTTGATCTGTTTTTCTTAATCTGGCAAATTGTGGACCAATTCTCAAATCTATGCCGTTTTCCCTAATTATTTCTTCAGAAAAAGGCCTAATAAAAATTAAACCTTTTTCAAGATAATATTTAAGGTCTCTATCGCTTAAGATCATGTTTGATCTGTTTTTTGACTCAAGATATGACATATATATTTCTAGTTATTTAAAGGCATGAATTATAACTAAAAATATAAGCGTAAATAGAAAAATATCTAATGTAATATAAAAAAACATTATTATTTTAAATTTTCTTTCAGTAAGCCATATTTTGTTTTTCTTAGCCATGCAAATCTAACCCTTCATCAAGTAATACAACATCATTGATGGGGGGATATGTAGGAATGAATTTTACCCAGTGACCATAACATAATATATAACAATCTTCTCCATTGCATCTAATTGTACTTTTATCACATTCGGTTTTAAAAGACACGTTTTTCCGCCTCATCTTTACTTTTCATTTTCTGACAAATTTATAAGTTTCTATTTCACATTATTTGGAAGATTTTGGATTAAGCTCATAATAAGCCTCAATTAACATTTTCCTAAATTCTTCTAAATCTTCTTTACTTTCAATTACTAAGTAACCTTCACCGTCTTTTTCTTCGATTCTCATATATGAATATTTATTATCATGCACTTTAAAAACTTTACGTTATTCCTAATTTCTAATTAGGAAATTTCAGATTTTGACTCACCGCATAAGACTACAATATTAAACATATTTCTGTTATATCTCCAATTTATGGATATAAATTGTGGATATCGGAAAGTCTTTAGTATATATCTCAGAATTCCAATTCCCTTTTTTTCGTAAAATTTTATTGAAACATTCATTATAATTTTGATAGTTACTAAATTCTTATCTTGTAAAACTAAATAATCATAAAGATTGTTAGGGTAACGTATTTTTAACCATTCAAATAGCTGAGTTGTATATTTTATACATTCGTATTTAACAATCTCATCCATATTACAGATTTAGCAATATGTCAATTAAATACTTTTTTCATGTTTTAGATATAGTGTTTAATACTGTATTTTATATGGGAAGTAAGAGTCAAATTGCAAACTAGTCATATACATAATATTATGAATATAGTATGTTTTCTTAGTGAAAGATCAATGACGACAATAAATATTCATCATATTTATTATAAGGCGTGGGTATTTAAAATATCAAATTGTGTAGATTTAATTGACCAAAAATGGCAAAAGGTCACACACCAAGATCATTTTCGCAAAGATATGCAAAATGGGGCGCTAAGTTCACTGCATTTTCAAATCCCACAGTAGCATCTACCATTTTAACTAATGTATCTCCAGTTGCTCAACAAAATTTCCAAACTAATGTTCCTAAGTTTACTAGTGTAAATGAGCAAGTAGCATCAGTTTTGAGCGAATATGGAATTACTGGGCCTAATAGGGCGATATATCAAGGCTTTGGCCTGAAAGTTGCTAGGGCGTTAAACAGGCTTGGGGGCGGGCCTGCTCTAGTGAACATGATAAATGGTCTCAAAGCATATTATATATCAGCGTTCAATGCTAATCCAACTGTTCTTGATGCAGTAACAAATATAATTACTGGATCGCCAACCGGATATGTAAGCTGAAAAATTCGTTTAAGCTATTTATTTTTCTTTTTTTATTTTGTAAATTCTATTCTTCATATTTTGTTTCCACGTATTCGAGTGTATTTGGATTTATCCTCTTTACTTCGCTCATTTTAACTCCTTTATGGCATCTCTTTATATGAGTTGCCATACTTTTTCTACTTTTTGAGATATAATGACAAACCGGACATTCATATAAGAGTAGACCCATGGAACTTTTTAATGTCATGACATTTAAAAATTTCACATGAAAACCGTAATTTTGACAATGAACTATTCATCAATTCGTAATATTTCGGATGATATAGCCCAAGTCCTTAGAAAAAATGGTGAAATTGTCACAATCTCAACAAATCCGTATTTAATTCCACAATCTGATAAATTAATAATTTTCATGCCGTTTCATCCCCCTTCTTTAAATCCCTACTTATATACTTTTAGAGAATTTAAAGGAAAGAAGTATTTTTATACTACATGTGACGGCATACCAAATTTAGAAATTGTAAATAAGTACTTATTAGAAAATATAACATTTATTCCAAATTCAAAGTTCACGGCTCAGAATCTTCAACAAGTTGGTCTACAAGTTGATCTTCCAGTTTTTCACGGTATAAATTTTGAAATTGTAGAAAAAGCTGATAAATTAGCTATTCAAATGAAAGAAAAAATAGACAAAGATTTTCCTAGTTCCATAAAATTTGGCATAGTTTCTGGTCTCACAAAAAGGAAAAATATGGATTTGATGCTTAAGGTCTTTCAGGAGATAAATACTAAAATTCCAGATTTAGCTAAAAAGATCCACTTTTTCGTTATTTCACATAAGGACTTTAAAAATTATGAAGTTCCGCAAAATGTGCATTTTGTTAGCGAATTTGGGCTAAATCCTAGAGAATACATTTTCGCATTTTACAAAACTATGGATTTTG